TGCTCAAATAAACTATCATTGGTCCACCAGTTCCACTTGCTGAGATAGTGCCTTCAAAAGCAAACCTATACTTACCATTCAATCCGCTTGGAGCTAACCACCAATTATTCGCCGTACTTACTCCTGCTGGGTCTGTATCGTTGTCGTTTGTATTTAAACCTACTTTAAATACTTGCGATTGAGTTGCATTTGAACTCGTATAAGTTAAAGCTGTGTTATTAGTCATCAAAAAAGTACGGTCCTCAACTTCATCCTCTGTCATCCTAAATTCACCACCACAAAAAGGTACTATTAGATTTTTGAATCTTTGCGAGTTAAAAAAGTTTGATTCATATCTGTAACCAGCACCTGAGAAAATAGAATCAACTACTTGCTTTACATATACGGCAGGATAAAATGTAGCTAAGTTGTAATCGTTCTCTGTGTTTCCGTTTGAGTTACCTCTGTCAATTAAAGGGTAAACATAACCAGCTCCGTTAGGTTGTCCACTTGCATTGAAATTAACATAAGTTGTTCCATTCTTAATTATTGAAGTTTCCCATGAGTTCTCCATGTTGGTTTTATTCCATACATGGTTAAACTCTGAAAGGTCCAATTCAGTTAAACTCAACTCCCCTAAATCTTGAAACAAGTTTGCGAACTTTCCAATTATTACGCATTCGTACTCTATTGCTCCATCTATATTCTTTATACTAACCAACTGAATGTAACCCCTCATCTGCTCAATGCCTTTTCTGTAAAGTATCGCATCAGCTTTTAAGTTAGGGTTAAAGTCAGGATTAAAGTTTAAAGTAGAACTGTTTATAGTGGTTCGGTCTAAATTAAAAATAGCCGAAAAGATTTGATGGTTATTTGCAGTACCGGGTATAGTCAAGCTCTTAGTGTAGTCGCTCTGTCTCTTGTCAGGTTCTCTAATGTCAACAATGGATTTATTGATAGGCATAGGGACTGAATCGTATAAGTCAACATCCCAAGTTTGACTAACAATACCTGATGCGTTATAGGCTATTATTTTTAATTCGGTTTGGTTCATAGTGATTGTCTATAATTGTCAAATGTGTACTCAAGGGTTAAACTTAAACTGCTTATTTGTCTATCATTCACATACTGCTTCTCCTCGTAGTTACTCTCTTTTATGTTGACTGGTATATAAGTAGCTCCATACTCCATCATTACCACAGGACTTAGTACTAACTCTTTTAATCCTATCCATTCGGCATCGGTTAACCCATCTGAATTTATTTGTATTGTGTCCGTAAGTTTTGTAAAGTAGTTAGTTTTTGCTCGAAAGGTCTTTGGATAATTAAGTGGTTGGAACTTCTTAAACATCTTTCTTTCTATGTCCGTAAAGTTTCTACTTACCTTGGTGAATGTGTAGGCATCAAATCCGCCTAAGTTGTTTAGCCAATGCAATCTAATAGGTGAATACTTTTGACAAGTTGTGTCAATTAAGAAAGTTCTGCTAAAATAAGTTGTTGGTGTGTTTCCAAAATTTGACAAACAAATATCACAATTAATTGAACTACCATCAAAAAACAAAGTTGAGTGCATATAAGCGTTTATCAAATCAGTCCTTGTTACTTGGTATAACTTCCAATCAGGCGTTAATTGAAATTCAGTTGTTGGATTAGTAGGGCTTTGATAAATACCTAATCGTACAGTTCCTGAACCTCTTAGATAAACGGAATAAGTCCCATTTGGAAAAGGTCTTTGACCCATAGTTGATAATTCTTGATAAACTCTTGACCCTCCTATATTTGAATTGTTAGTGTAGTTATCGTATGGTTGATTTGCAAAACCGCCACTTGCAAAGTGGGTAAAAGTAACACCTGCATCTTTGCCCCAAGCTGCGTTTGTTAAATTAGTTGATGAAGTTAAATAGTTGTTATATTCATTCTGTCCATTAACCCGATAATAAACTGCACTTGCATTAGTGAACGCTGCATCATAAACCGTTTTAGATATTCCACTTGCATTACCTGAATTAGCAATATTGATTGAACTTATTGAACCTATTGGAGTGAAACCTAAATTTGATTGAAGTAATATATTTAAATTCTTATCAAGTATTTGAGTATTTAAATTACCTACTACCCCTGAACCATCAGATTCATTAAAATCAAAATAAGTCAAAAACCTTTCCTCACCATGTCGCAACCTTTCTTGAAATGTAGTTTGATTTAAAGTTAAACCCGATTCAATGGGTGAGTTTACATTGTAATCAATAAAGGCTGTTTTGCTCCAGTCTAAAAAATCAAATATTGCATTTGTTGAATGAGCGTTACTTCCACTTGAGTAAAAATTATTTAAGTTAGGGTAAATAGTTGGCACTCCTGAAGCATTGTTGCGTACCTCTCCGAACTCTACCCAGTAATCCACCTTTGAATTAGTGCAATGTTTAATACCTGAACTGTTGTAGCTCTGAAAGTCATAAGTAACATAGTTGCGTAATACTTCGCTGACATCAACATCAACTGTGTTTATACCCGGTTGTTTTGGATAAGTTAATCTTGCTACTGGGTTAGTCTGTCCTGAGACATTGATGTCTACTAAGAATTGAAAACCAGCTGCTGAAGCGTTGGTACTTTCCAATCCGAATACTAACTCATTATACACATTTTGCCAGTTATTTGGCTGACTATTTATTATCATTTTAAAATATTTTTAGTAATTGTAATTTGAAGTGACCTTCCCAAAGCATCCGCTAAGGCCTGTGCAAATGGTTCTACTGCCTCTTCACTTATTGCGTTGTTTATAAAGTTAGTTGGTTTTATACCTTCTCGCTTTATACCCATACCAATTGCGTAAGCCATTTGGGTTTTCTCGTCAATTTGCTTTTTCTTTCTTTGGTCCTTAGTCAAGTCTCTCGTTTGTGAGTAGCGACTTTCAATTGGAATGCCTCGTTTAGTAATCCACTTTCTCAAAGACTTGTTAAAGGCTGGACTTACTGACTCTTTCTTAAAGCTATAAGGAGAATTGAATTTATTTCGGGTACCGCTTACACCCTCGTTAAGAAAGTCACCGTAATAGTTCATTTCAATAGACATCTCAAAGTTAGAACCATTGGCACTTAAAGGCAAAGTAATAATAGACTGCACTAACTCAGAATCCGCATAGTAAGCATCTAACTCGGTTAGGTTAGATTTCATCGTGTCAGTTAATCCATTGACAAAACGTACTAAGGCCTCCTCAATGATAGACTCAAACTGAATAGGACCAGCCTCAGCGTCTGTGCCTAAATCATTAAGTAAGTTAGTGTAGTCTGTTTCTGCCATTCTCTTTTTTTATCTGTTCAGTGTGTTCTATATGGTAGCTTACTATATTAAAAAATTCTTTTAGTCCTAAATTAAAAAAGTAGTCCCATTTTGTCTTATCGTGGTTAGCTAAATTATCTATTGTTGCAACCCATCCCCACTTTGTGTAAAAGTTCTGAGCTTGTTCAATGTCTCCTCCTTCGTGCTTAGGAAATAGGTTAGGATATTGTCCGATAATTTGGCGGAGAGAGTGCAAAAAAAAAGCATAATTGGATAAGCATCCTTTACTTTCATTTGGTTCAGTAGTAGTTCGCTAATCTCATCGTGTTCGCTACCATCGTACTTATTTGGCTTTCCAAATCTCCAGCTAATAGGTCTCAAGCACGAAGCTACTATCTTGTGAATGTTCTCTATTGGGTTAGTTTTAGAAAAGTGTGAAATGTCAATGAACTGACTTGCGCTGATTTGACTCAATCTGTAATCCACAAAGAACCATCGGCTACCTACCTTAACTCGTTTCTTGTAAGTAGTTTTGATTGGTTGGCTTTCTAACTTTTCAAAGTCACTATATAGGCTGATTATCTGTTCAGAAGTAAACCCATCAAAGAACTCAAGTTCAATTTTGTAGACAATTGAAAGCTTCTTTTTCTTAGCTTCAATCCCCAAGTCCTTCACTTGTTGTAGTTGTATGAAGTCCTTAAGAGTTAAATTATAGTAATTGCGTTTCATTCTATATTATATATTTAATTAAGCCCGAATTGTAACATATTGCCCTCTCTTGTGTTCTTGCAGTTTCATCAAGGCAAGGTATCTTGTTGCATCTATTAAGTGGTTATTAAAGTCTACTGGTTCGTTTACTATCTTTCCTGCTTTGTCAGTTTTCCATTTGTAGGTGCGGAACTCCTTTTGTAGGTTGTTGCCAATCAAGTTAAGTCGGTAACGTCTAAGAATGTCAATTGAGTTAATAATTGAGTCTTTCCCTTTTTGAGTTGGTTTAATGTTGTAACCAAGTCGGTACACCTCTTCAATACTTTTAGGTTCGGCTGAGTCTGCGAATATCTCTTTACGAGCAATACCCATGTCAGTTAACCTATCTGCTATGTCTTGGTTGGTTAACCTTCGCTCATATAGCTCTTCTTTTATGTAGAGTTCCTGCTCATACTTCCAAACACTAACAAGTGCAGTAGGATCGGCACTAAAACCCCAGTCTAAACCATAACCGATAAAGTTAGCATTATCGGGTACATTAAGTTGATTGGTCCAATTGTTAAACACTAACCCCATCAGTTGACCCCTCTCACCTAAACCAAAGATTTTCCAGTATTCAGGGTCGGCTTGCTCTAAACTTTCAATCTCCTTCTTTAGTGCATCGGGTAAATGTGGGTTATCTTTATAGGTAGTAATAATCAATCCGCAATCGTCACGAGTCAATACTTGGTCGTAAATCCAATGCTCAAAATCTGAAGGGTTATAGTCAATAATAACCTTACCGGTAGTTCTTAGTAGTAACTGCCTCCAGTCTTCTAACTCTAATTCATTAGCTTCATTGCAAAACAGTATGTCACGTTTACGACCTCTTATTTTACTTGCATCGTCTACGCTGAAAAACTCAATTAAGTTTTTATTTAGCTGATAAGTATTTTCCGACTTGTTATGGTCAGCCTCATTATAGTACCCGATTGAAGTTAATATCTCTATAAAATCTCTCATTGCAGAAGACTTCAAAGCAGGTAGTGTTTTTCTAACTATTGAAATGGTCATTCCCTGATGTTTTAAGCAAAGTCTTATAAGCCATTGTAAGGCTGAGTAAGTCTTACCAGTCAGGAACGTGTGCCACCTTGTAAGGCAAGCACACGCTTTGTATTTATATTTTTTTCTAAAAAAACGAAGTTAGGGTTAAACATTATTCAATTGGTTTAGTTAGCCATTCAGGCAATTTATTTACGTTTATATTCTGCTCAGTTTGAACTCGCTCAGTCAGGCCGTTAAGTCGTTGAGTTATGCTTGGATTGTACACCCCAGCCAAGCCACCTTGTATTTGGTCCTCTCTGATGGCTTTTCTAATCGTGTGACAGATAGCGTCAAAATCGCTGTATCTTTCATCCTTATTTGAAAAATATTGGCTTAAATCGCTTATAATGCCTTGTTCAAAACAATACAATTCAAAACCCTCCATCGTCAAGGCTCTTTCCCTTTCCTCATAAACCGATTTTCCATCCTTACCAACAAAGGTATGTTTCAAAATTGGATTAGATTTAGCCTTCTTTTTGTATGCGCTAAATAGTTCCATCATTTTTTCAGGAC